ACAGCATGAGCGTGAGAAGTTCTGCGCGGTACTGCGGCAATTACATGATTCATATTCATTGGCAAGTGATTCAAACGACATCCGAGCAAGGGGACAAGCATGAACAGAGATGACGTTATTCGCATGGCAAAAGAGGCTGGCATTGTTGTAATTGGTGAGGCGGCGTTCAAACTTTGTCAATTGGTGGCAGAGCATGAACGTGAGGCGTGTGCTGAGTTACGTCATAGGCTTACCCCATTTGATTTGTACGACCGTTCAGAGATGCTTGGCGTTATGAATCAAGGGCTTGATGACTACCAAAATTTAATCAGAGCTAGGGGGAAGGATGACCAAGCATGAAGCCCAACAAATCCTTGACGAGATCCGCGGTGGGTTTGGTCATGCCTACACCGAGACTTGCACCCTCGAATGTCTCAATCTCACAGGAGACCTTGGAACACATGAGACAGTGCGAAGCAAGGGAGTGGATGAGTCGATACGAGAAGAAGGCTATAGAGCAAGGCTCAGGGAGCGCGCAATCATGGTGGCAAGGAGTAAAACGTGACATTACAAAACGTAGAGGAGAACCCGCCTGTGACGACCTTGTGCGACGAATGCAAACGGAGCGTGATTCGCGTCGAGCTCGACTTCCCACCAGCGGAGCTGTTCCCAAACAGGGCTAAGGGTACACATTGGGGCAAGCTCTACCAACTACGATCTGACTACCGTGAGAACAGCACATGGTTGGCTAAGCACCAACTCAAGGGTTGGAAACACGCAGGCAAGGACATCAAGCTCACGCTGACGTTTGAGATGCCTGATAAACGAAAGCGCGACGCGGACAATTGCTTAGCCGCGGCAAAGGGAGCGCTGGACGGCTTAGCCGACGCAATGATGGTGAATGACCAGTTCTTTCAACCCATCATGATTTACAGAAAAATTGGAACAAAGCCCGGAAAACTTATTGTCGAAATTAAGGAACAAACATGAGCAAACTTATTGACCCCAACGACGCAGTCGACTTCATGATCGCCCACTCCGCCAAGTACGCAGAGGCAGAGGCAACAAAGGTGTACATGGAGGAACTACGCAAGACCATCAAAGCCGAGGAAATGAAAAACGCTGAGGTGTACGGCAACGGTGAGTACAAGACCGCCGCCATGCAGGAACGCGAAGCCTACGCCTCCCCACGCTACAAAGAGCACCTACAAGCCCTTAGACAAGCCGTAGAGGAACGCGAGCGCCTTAGATGGCTCCTCATAGCCTGTCAGGAAAGAATCGCTGTATGGCGCTCTATGGAGGCTTCCAACCGCCACGTCGAGAAGGCTACGCTGTGAACAACACCCTCACGTCGAAGGAAAGAGCGTACGTGGGGCTTGTCAAAGAGCTCCCGTGCTCCGTGTGTGATGCGCCCCCACCGAGTGATGCCCACCACGTCAAACAGCACAGGCAGTACACCTGCGTGGCTCTGTGCAAAGACTGCCATCAAGGGAGCTTCAATGGCTGGCATGGGCAGAGACGCATGTGGTCGGTCATGAAGATGGACGAACAGGACGCCCTTAACGTCACTATCGAGCGCGTAATTGACCTGCTAAAACAAAAATAATGTTGTATTTGTGCAAAAACATGCAAAATAAATGCAAAACCTAGGGTTTATCCTACTAGGACTCTTTAACTTTAAGTTAAGATAGCGTCACTGCAATAAGCAGGTTACATGAAAAAGGAAATTAGAAATGACTACTACTACAGCTCTCAAGATCGTTGACCAACTCGGTTTGATCGAAGACCAAATCGCCGCTTTGCAAGAGCAGGCAGAAGACCTCAAGAACCAACTCAAAATTTTGGGCAAAGGTTCATACGCTGGCACACTGTACGTGACCACCATCAAGCACACACCAGAAAAGAAAACGACAGCATGGTCTGCCGTTGCCAAAGAGCTGAACGCTCCTGCTGAGCTGATCGCAAAGCACACCAAGGTCACTTACGACATTCTGTCAGCCACCACAGAGGCACTGTCAAACTAATCCCTGCCCTTCGGGGCATTTACTTGAAAGACCATTATGAACTACGACAACATCTACACAGAAGCCCTCAACGCCGCTAAAGCCGCTGAGTCCGCCTACATGGAAGCACACGGCGAGCCAATGTACTGTGGCTTTGCTTGGGTTGACATTTCAAGCGCACGTATCCCCTTCGTGGGCTGGTGCAAGAAAAACAATGTGGGTCGCAAGCACTGGCAAAAGGGCTGGTGCATTTGGAACCCTGCTGGCAACCCCACACAGTCTATGGATGTCAAAGAAGCTGGCGCCTTTGCATTCGCAGAAGTCCTGCGCAAGCACGGCATCTCAGCATACGCTGGCTCACGCGCAGATTAAGGAGAACACCATGGCAAAGTATTGGAGTGAACAAGGCGCCTACCAAGCGCTCGTAACGCCCCTACAGGCGCTTATCCCTGCAATCGGGGAAGTACCCCTAGGGAAAAAACAGAACAAGCACCTAGAGCGTTTTCGCAAGGCGCAGAACTGCTACTACGATCTGTACAACAACGGGCTGATCAACCGAGCCCGTGAGTTCAGCACCCTGTACAAGCTCCCCGGCATTCCGCGGGAGATCCGTGAGCGCAGGCACGTTGGCTCTATGCTCTCGGGCTACACCGAGATCTGCGTAGACACGGCAATGGATGACTTCATCCGCTTGGCGTACCAAGAGCAGATGGCATTGGGCAAAGTCCCAGAAATTGAAATGACAATCTAAGGCATCCAATGGCAGACTTGTTTGGTTACGAAGAATTCGACTGGCGCAAAGAATGGCAGGGTATGCCAGAGTTCTTTCAAGAGGATCTCATGCCCTACCGAGTGCTCAACCTGCGCTTCAGGTGCGAGGAAGACGTGCAAGAGTTTGCCAAGCTCATGGAGCAGGTGATCACACCCAAACAGAAGGCGCTGTGGTTCCCCTATGCTGAGCCACGCAGGGCGTCACACTTGAGGTGGGTTGATGAATAAGTACCCGATTTACATTGTGTCCAAGGGGCGGTGGGAGACGCGCCTCACGAGCAAGGCGCTGGAGCGCATCAACGTGCCTTACTACATCGTGGTGGAGGCGCATGAGCGGGACGAGTACGCGAGAGTGATTGACCCTTCGAAGGTGTTAGTGTTGCCGCCTGAGTTCCTGCTTGACTACGACACTTGCGATGACGTTGGCGAGGCGCGCGGCAAGGGCCCCGGGGCCGCACGGAACTTCTGCTGGGAGCACAGCCTCAGCATGGGCTTTCCCCGCCACTGGGTCATGGACGACAACATCGCCAGCTTCAACAGGCTCAACCGCAACCTCATGGTCAAGGTGACATCAGGCGCAATCTTCCGTGCCGCTGAGGACTTCGTTGACCGCTACCACAACGTCGCCATTGCTGGCTTCAACTACGACTTCTTTGCCAAGGCCAAGGAGCCCCTGCCTGCGTTCGTGATGAACACCCGCATCTACTCCTGCCTGCTGATCGACAACAGCCTGTCAATGCGCTGGAGGGGCCGCTACAACGAGGATACAGACCTCTCCCTGCGAGTCTTGAAGGCTGGGCAGTGTACGGTGCAGTTCAATGCGTTCTTGCAAGAGAAGGCCACCACGCAGACCATGAAGGGTGGCAACACCGACGAGTTCTACGCTAAGGAAGGAACTCTGCCCAAGTCTGAGATGATTGCAAAGCTTCACCCTGACGTGGCTGAGGTGGTCTGGCGCTTCAACCGTTGGCATCACCATGTGGACTACACGCCCTTCAAGCGCAACGCCCTGATCCGCAGGGAGGGCGTGGTCATTCCAGAGGGAAACAACGAGTACGGCATGGTGCTCAAGGATATTAGGGAAAGTCCTAATGCCTAATCTGTTTTAATTTGGTGTTACAATCCCAATCACTGCAACAGAGCAGGTTACTTGAAAGGCAAACATCATGACTCACCCATTCGAAAAAGCAGGTCTAGGCAAGGCTCCCTTCTCATGCACAGGCGTGAGCGAGAATGTCTGGGACAACGGCGATGGCACTACCAAGGCTGGTGGCGTATGCGACTACTGCGGTACTGGCATTCGTTGGGAATTCTGGATCAAGGGCTCTATCGCTGGCGCTAAGCAGTTCAAGGTTGGTTGCGACTGTGTTGCCAAGACTGGTTGGGGCATCGAGCGTTTTGAAGAAGTTCGCGCACAGCACACACGCGCACGTCGTCAAGCTGGTGCAACTAAGCGCCGTGAGTCACGTAAGGCTCAGCTCGAGGCACAACACGCTCAGAGAGTCGCCCAACGCCTTGAGGCTGGTCAAGTATGGCGCGACGCGAACAGCGCTGTGGTAGCCCGTTTAGAGGCTTACACAGGTGCTAATGAGTTCCTGCGTGGTTCCGTTCAGAACTTAGCCCACTGGGGTAGCTTGTCAGCTCGTCAATTGGAAGCAGTAGAGTCTTGCTTCGCGGTGATCGACCGCCAAGAGTTTGCCCGTGCCAACAGCCAATACATTGGCGCTGTAGGTGACAAGGTTACATTGACAATCACTGTGGAGCACATCATTGTTTTGCGCTCTGAGTTCTACGGTGACAACTACATCACGATTGCCCGTGACGAGAACGGCAACGCCATCACCTACAAGGGCAAGACTGACATCGGCGCCAAGGGTGCTACTGCCACCATCAAGGCAAGTGTCAAAGAGCACACCGTGTACAACGGCATCAAACAAACCGTTATTCAAAGACCAAAGGTTATTTAAAAAAGGGGGTAGGGAAAGTCCCTATCCCAAACACCTTTTAATTTCGTGTTACAATTCATTCACGCCAATAAGGCGGTTACTTGAAGGAAAATTATGAGCAACGCATACGAATCTTATCTGGCTGACTGGCAAGCCAAGCACCCTAACGTGGTCAAGCCAGAGAAGCCCCTCTCTCGCCCCGACATGACTGGCGCAGAACCAATCGTTGGTAACCGTGTATGGGACAACAGAAGCAAATGCTTCCAACTGGCTGATGGTCGCGTTCTGGAGATTGGTCAGACAACCAACTGGATGGACATCTACGCCGTCTTCCCTAGCCTTGACGCATGGAATTCTTTCGCACAACCCCTTTCATTCAACGAATATTGGAACGGCTAAATCATGGCAAACGAAATCGAAACATCAATTCAAACAAAGGACGGCGCCCGTGTGGGCGTTGACCAGTACGACGAAAGCGTTTGGCTTTCCCTGCAAGGTCGCCGTGCCAGTATGCACGTTATCTTGACCCGTGCTGAGGCTGAGCAACTCTTGGCTAACCTGCAAACAGTCCTTAACCAACCAGCATGACCGAGACCATCATGAGTGACTACATCAAAGGATTCAACGCAGGTGTGGACTGCGTTTTGACCGAAATCGAACGCCTTGAGAAAACAGGGGCTCTAAGCCTCGATCAGTTACTCAAGCACCTTGACCCTCAACGAGACCAGAAAACGTCTCAAAAGCCCGAAAAGACCCCTTCATGAGCTTTGCTGAACAACAAATACAACTTGGAACGCCACAACCATGTCATCAATTCAAACAATGTGGCAAGTGCCAACAGAGCAAACCACCAGAAGGCGGGATCGAGATGGGCTCTCGTTGGATGTGCGCTGGATGTTGGACGCGCCAGTCTGCGAAGAAAAACCTGTTTCAAAACCGCAAAGGTACGGCATGAGCATGGCTATCATCAAGAGCGTGCGTGTTGCGCTCCGCGGAATACCTGATGGCATGACCTTAGAGGAACTGTCTGAGTTGCTGAATCGACCAAGATGCAATGTTAGGAAGGTTCTGAAGAACATGCCAGACGTGTACATTGATAGGTGGGAAGTGGCGCCAAGGGGGCAGTACAAAGCCGTATGGTGTGCTTGTATCCCACCAACAGATTGTCCAAGACCAGATGGGAGAACAGATGACTGAACCTAAGCTAAAAGTAGTATTTGAAGAGGGGTGCTTCGACGGATTCGATGGCACACCAGACGAGTTGGCTGAGATGATTGCCGAAATCCATAAGATGGCAGAAAACGGAACCATCATGGACAACGCTACTCCCTTGGATGACGACCAAATTGAGGAGCTCAACGAGGCTAAGAGCAGACGGGAGCAGAGGCAATGAGCGAAGCAGAACTAAACATATGGGAGAAGGCGCTGGGCTGGCGCAAAAGGCAGATGATCCAACGCCAGCTCGACCCCATCACAAACAAGATCAGGAACGACACCTTGGAAGAGGTAGCGAACCAATTTGATCGAATGCCCAACGGTGGAGACACAACCGCCTCATTCGCCGTTTACGTGCGCTCCATGAAGAACTATGGGAAAGAAGCATGACCGAAGAGATATGGGCGCCAGAATGGATAGAACAAAACCCTGAGTTGGCAAATAAAGCCATCACAGAGCTTCAGGTCAAGGTGCAGGAGCTGGAGTCAAAGCTCAAGCATGTGACCGTAAAAGCCGCAAAACTGGAAAGCCTCAACAAAGAATACAAGCTCACCATCAAGGACATGGATAGAAGGATCATGAGGGGATTGAAGGACTGATTGCACACTGAGCCAAAGATCCGTTAAACTTTGCGTTAAAGGAGTTGCAACATGGCTAAGAAACCAAAAGATCTTTCCAGCGATAATGTCGCCGATGTGACAGGTAAGCCGCAAACAACAGAAGAGAAAAACAAGGGTGGGCGTCCAACAAAGTACACACCAGAGATAGCAAGGGTTATCTGTGAACAATTGAGTGACGGAATACCATTGAGACAGATATGCAGAGAGAACAAAGGGTTCCCTGCTTGGAGGACTGTGTACGATTGGATGTGGAGGGATCAAGAGCTTTCCACAGCCATCGCACGCGCACGCGACATCGGTTACGACGCTTTGGCAGAGGAGTGCCTCTTCATTGCTGACACGCCTCACATGGGAAAGAAGAAGGTCTTCACCTCTGGCGCCGATGAGGACGAGGACAGCGTGACCGTGACTGAGGAGGACATGCTGGGTCACCGCAAGCTCCAGATCGAGACGCGCCTCAAGCTATTGGCTAAGTTCAACCCGAAGAAGTACGGCGAGTACAAGGCGGCGGAAGAGAAGGTCGACCCAATGATCATTGATGCTGAGGTCAAGAACGTCATGGACGTGGCTATCAAGCGCCTTGAGCTGATTCGGGTTGCCTAATGGGTGAGGTTGTCGACCAAGACGTATTGGACATCCTTGCTGATCCAAACATCAGGAAGAGCTTGGGCCCCTACCACGCGATGGCATACGCCAGACGCGCTAAATGGCTCTCAGGCGCGTTCAATCACCAGAAGCTACCCCAAGGTACGTATTGGTCTATTTGGCTCATGCTCGCAGGCCGTGGCGCCGGTAAAACTAGAACTGCCGCGGAGCAACTTTGGTGGTGGGCATGGGAGAACCCCGGCACCCGCTGGCTCGTGTCCGCTCCCACGTCTATGGACGTCAGGGGCACGTGCTTTGAGGGTGAGTCAGGACTCATGGCTGTGATCCCAGACATCCTGATCAGGGACTACAACAAAGCCTTACACGAGATCGTGCTCATCAATGGAAGCCTGATAAAAGGCATCAGCGCCAGCGAGCCTGATCGCTTTCGTGGTGGTCAGTACCATGGTGCATGGCTGGACGAGCTGGCGGCTTGGGACTACCTTGACGAAGCTTGGTACAACATACAGTTTGCCGTACGTCTGAAGAAAGAAGACGGTCGCACCCAGATCATCGCCACGACCACCCCACGCCCCAAAGACCTCATTGTGGAGCTCGTAGGGCGCGAAGGAGAGGACGTAGCCCTCACGACGGCATCTACCTACGTCAACCTAGCTAACCTCGCTCCTAGCTTCCAAAAGCAGATCCTTAGCTATGAAGGAACCAAGATAGGGCGTCAAGAGATCCACGCAGAGCTGATAGACGCGGAGGAGTCAGGCATCGTCAAGCGCGAGATGTTCAAGCTATGGGCGCCCAACAAGGAGTTCCCCAAGTTTGAGTACATCTTGCAAAGCTACGACTGCGCCAGCTCGGAGAAGACTGTCAACGATCCGACGGCGGCTATTACGTTCGGTGTGTTCAAGCCGTTGGATGGGCCCATGTCCGCGATGGTGATCGACTGCTGGCAAGACAGGCTCCAGTACCCAGATCTGCGCCCCAAGGTGATTGACGAGTACGACGTGGTCTACGGTGAGGGCAAGGACAAGAAGCGTGTTGACCTAATCCTCGTGGAAGACAAGTCCGCAGGCATAGCTCTTATACAAGACTTGCAACGTGGGCACTTGCCTGTTCGGGCGTACAACCCCGGTCGCGCTGACAAGATCCAACGCCTGAACATCGTGTCCAACATCATTGCCGCTGGGCGTGTATGGATCCCTGAGAGCAGTGTCAGGAAGGGCTACGTCAAGGATTGGGCTGAGGGCTTCGTCTCCCAGATCTGTAGCTTCCCTGACTCGACCCATGACGACTTCGTGGACGCCTGCACCCAAGGTCTACGGTTCCTGCGTGACGCTGGGTGGCTGGACATCGATGGCGCCCCAAGGGACGACTATGACGAGGACGACTACTTGGACAGCGGTATGGCAAAGAAACGCGAGAACCCGTATTCAGCATGATGGACGAACGCCAACACCCAAGGTATCATTGGGTCAACTCCAACTCAGCGGGATAAGCCATGGCTGAACGCAACCCATCAGACGACCAAGCCGCCTTTGGCGTGTTCCCTCAGCTCAAGCGTAATAGGTCTCAGCAAGACCGCGAGGCGGCAAAGAACATTCCCGTAGCCCAAGCTCGTGGCATGGTCGCTGGTCTGCTTGGGTTACCCGCTGACACTATCAACATGATAGGCGCCATAAGGAACGCAGGACGCTCTGACAAGCCGTTTAGTGAGATCCCCTATGGTTCTGAGCACTTCCTCGAGACGCTCCCCCTCAAAGACGAATCACCTATGGGCAAAGCCATGGGCGCTCTGGGCTCGTTCACCCCACCAGTGGGCACAGCGCTCAAGGGTGCAAAGGCGGCAGGCATGGGCGGGTTGGAGCTGATCAACCGCGGCATGTTCGGGGAAGGCCCCCTACGCAACTTTGTGCCTCAGCACCAGTTCGTAATGAAGCCATCGAACAAAGCTAATTGGTTGGCAGGCCCTAACATCCACGTTCCAGAAAGCGATGCTTGGCGCTTCAAGACAACGCCTATTGCTGGTGAGACGCCTGAACAGCGCATTCCACGTCATGAGGAATTGCTCAACGACCCAACACTGAACCAAGACCAGCTTGACCGCGTCAAGTACCAACTTGAACTAGCCAAAGGCGAGGCGGCTCTGGACAAGTGGGCTGACAACGCATTGATGGGTTACTTCAAAGGACAGTTGGCTTCCCCTGAAGATCCTGTTCGCCTCATGATTGAGAAGAATTACGCCAACATCGAGGCTAAGTACGCCAAAGACCAAGAGCGCGCCACTAAGATGGCTCAACGCGCTGAGGCAGAGCTTGACCCACGTAAGCAGGGAAACATGAAGCGCCAAGCGGACACCATGTTTGTGCAAGCAAGAGATGACCGCGACGTGGCGATGCAGAACATCTCGCACCTTCCTTCAGAGATGTTGCAAGACATTGTGGTAGATCCTAAGTCGTACATCAAAGAAGAGCGCGTGAAAGCTGGCTATCCAGCAGAAGGCTTGGGAACCACTGACCCATCAAGAAAGTGGGAGCACCAAGCCGACGAGGCTGTCAAGGTTACACGCGCTGGCGACATTCAAGCCGCCATGGATCTTCAGCCAAAGATTGATAAGGCGCTTCAAGAGCAACTTGCTGTTTATCAAAAGGTAAACAAAGAGTGGGGCAATCTTTTAAGAGACAAGGGATTGGACGAAAAGAGCATTGCGTCTTTGATCAGCTCTATGCCAAGGGATCAAAAGGCTGAAGCTGTTGGCATGTTGGATGACTTAAGAAGGACAGACAGCAACTATTTGAAACTGCTAGACCAAGATCGCAGTTTTGCTAACTATGCTTCTAAAAACAATCCTTTTGTTGCCAAGCTTGATCCTGAGACAAAGATGTACTCAGGCTATATGGGTGACTTGGGGTTTGAGCACGTCATGGATGTGTTGCGTCAAGACTTAGCCGCTGAGCGCCTTCGCCCTGAGCAACTCAACAAGCTGAGCGTAGAGCAGGCTGTCAAGCGTACGCAAGAGTACAACTTAGATTTGGCTAAAAAGATGAACGCGGATCGTGCATCGGCTCGTGCTAATTTGCCAGTCTACAAAGAATACCCAGAAGGATACAAGTGGGTTCAACTAAACCAGCCGGGCAACTTTGCCGCTGAGTCTCAAGCCATGGGGCACTCCGTTAAAGGTTACGAGCCACCTAAAAAACACCCTGAATGGGTGGAAGGCTCGGGCGATGAAGGGAGCCCATCTTATGGCTTAGGCGGATGGGAAGCTATTAAGAGCGGAAGAGCCAAGATTTATTCATTGGTTGATTCAAAAGGTGCCCCACACGCTACCATTGAAGTTGCCAGTGGTGCACACCCAATTGGCTACAGCTTCAAGGGCGCCAGCAAAGAATTGCCAGAAACTTTTGAATACAACCGCGACTTTGACGAAGCATTCCCACGTCCTACAGCAGAACAAAAGCAAGCCATATTGAGTCGCGCTCAAGATCTTTTTAAGAACAATTCAAACATTGAAAGAATGGATGCCTTCCAGATGGCGGCTAACGAAGTCTTGGGATCACTACCTGCTGAGATTCGCCAGATTAAGGGTAAAGGAAATGCCAAGCCTATTGCTGAGTACACCCCATATGTGCAGGACTTTGTGAAAAGCGGAAAATGGACTGATGTCCGCGATTTGCCCAACACTGACTTGGTCAAGTACGGCGATGAATATAAAACTTTTGGTGAAGTTGAAGGATTGTTTAAGCCAAGGGTTGAGTCTGCAATGAAGTATTTGGAAGAGCATCCAGCATTGGAGAGCCACCGCCAAGCTAACAAGGCGTACTTTGATTACAAAGGCGCAATCCCAAGCCCAGAGTATTCATCACTTGACTACAACAGAGGCGTAACGGTTCATCCCAACATTCCTTACACATACAACGAACTCAAGGCAATTCTTAAAGATCCAGCGTCTTTTTCTGGGCGCAACGAAGAAATATACGACACGCTTAACAGAAATTTAGATCGGATTGAAGAGTTGAAAAAACACTACGGTGAACTGCCATCAACACCAGATGGCATGAAGCGTGGTGGTAAGGTCTCCATCTCCAACAACCCAGACACCATGATGATGGCAGTGAACAACCAAAAGCTGGCTAAGGGCGGCAAGGTTGTGAAGTTCGTTGAGGACGTAGCGCCAGCCGCTATGGAGAAACTTGCCATGATGTTTGGCAACAAGCTCCCACTGAACATGAACGCCGCTGAAGTTGAGAACTTGGCTAAGCGCTTCCCTGCTCCATCGGTGGATCGAATCAACATGAACTACAAGGACGTCACAAAGCGCGTCCCAGAGCTCACAGAAGCCGCTCAGAAGCTCCAAGCAGGCGAGCTTGACCCTGAGACCTACGCTAAGCTTGTGCAGGCTTATAAGCCCGTTACGCCCTACACGTTTGTACCCAAGCCAGCCACGCCAGAAGAGGCTATGGGCGCACTGAAAGAAGATGCGCGCGGCTCATACGGCGTTCCATCTAAAACGCTTGAGGCTGGACACCCAGTGGGTTTACGCTTGGACATCCCTGCCTACACAAACAAAGGTGTGTGGGTGCCCACTGTTCACGAACAGGACGCAGGCTTTGGCGCAGGAACAAAGATCGGTCACGAGAGCGTAGCCTCAGTGCTCAACCCACAGTTTGGCATGTCTGAGAAAGCGGCTCTGAGCATTGCAAGCGGCAAGCCCAAGGGAACCATCGCAACGATCAAGGGCGATTGGAACCCCACTAACGAGGCTGAGGCTGTAGCCAAGGCTAAGGAGTATCTGAAGCACCCAGAATGGAGACAGGTTGGCATGGATCCAGAGCGTCACAGTTTCTTCTATGACCGAGAGACCATGGCGCCTGTTGTTAATGCTGAGGAGGTGATCCAGATCGGCCCTCTCGTCCTCGCTAAGAACCCCAAGTACGGCGACCCCAAAGACTTCAAGTACGCAGGCGGTGGCTTAGCCCACATGGCTGGTGGTGGTTCAGAGGACGACGCAGACCTCACCAAGCCGTTCTTTGGTGGAGCTGGTACTAAGAAGTACGCCGCCGCTAAAAAGCGTGCTGAGGAAGTCGAACCAATCACTGAGAGATACCCCAAGACCTCAGCCGCTGTGATGGGTTTAATGGGTACACCTCCCGACGAGATGGGCTTCAGCGTTCTCAACCCTCAGTACAAAGACATCATGGAAGTAGCTGACCCTGCGTTCTATGCTGGTACTGCGTTGGGTGTTGCCCCGTTGATGAAAGCGTTCAAAGCGCCAGCCATGGCATTGGGCAGAGCTGGCGAAAAGTACGCCGAGAAGGTTGTCCCCCAAATCATGGAGCGTGGTGGCATGGGCGCTGACATCCTCGGTGGGCTGGCGCAGGGTACGCAATCAAACGTGTACCTGCCCCACACACCTAAGAACCCCGATCCCACGGTAGGAACACGCTACAAGCGCACTGACATCGGTGGATTGGTTCCCCGCAAAGACCTAGATATTGAGAAGCTTGACAAGTCCAGCGTGAAAATTTTCCCATGGGATGCATCTGACCGCAACAAGCTCGTGACCGAAGTTAGCGATATACCGTTGACAAAACCTGTGTTGCTTGAGGGCGGCGACAACTACATGCGCGACGTTAAACACGTCAAAAAGCGTATTGCTGGCGCTTCTAACGAAGGTATAGCCAACCGCATTCAAGATCGTATTGACAACGCTTCCGTAGAAAACCAGATCCTTGGCGGCACTGGTAAGGTCTATGGCTTTCCCGTCCGTATGGGCGAAAAGGCTGAACATGCGGCAACATTCCCAACTGACATTGCCATGGATTTGCTCAAGCAGGGCAACCTCAGCAAGAAAGAGTTTGACGCCTTGACCGATGAGTTGCGCGGCATGGCATTTGAAGCTAAAGGCAAAGGCTACTTCCAAAACATCGCACCAGTCGATTCGCCTGAGTTCTTGACTCAACTTCGCGAAGGCATCAAGGGCGACAAAGAGAAGGGCATCGGCAGTGTCACTGACATGAACCTGCGCAAAGCTTTGATGGATCGCCTGAGTCAAGTCAAGTATCAGAAGCGCCTTGAGTACAACTACCCTGACTTGATTGGCTCTGTCATTGCAGACGAACTCAAAGGCATTCCCAAAGGTTATGTGGGCAATGTGTCCGCTGAGCTTGATCCGTTTAGTAAGATCCGTCCATCTAAATCTTCTACCTATTCGCATGACTTT